GTTGTGTTCTCTGGTTCAGTAGCTCCTACTGACTACCAGCATAGCGGCTGCTTCTTCAACGACGGAGGTACTACGACTCAGTATACCGACGACACGATGGTTGCTGCTGACGTATTTACCGATGCGTTCTTCCGTGACATGATTCAGAAGTTGGACGACAACAATGTACCGATGGAAAATCGAGTACTTGTTATTCCTCCTTCAGTTCGTAACACGATCATGGGGATTGACAGATATGTGTCTTCTGACTTCGTAAGTGGTCAGGCTGTACAATCTGGTCTTATCGGTAACTTGTACGGTGTAGACATCTATGTGTCTGCTAACTGTGCAACGATTGGAGCTGCTGCTGACAACACAGCATCTTCAGTTGACCCTCGTGCTGCTATGCTCTTCCACAGAGACGCTATCGTTCTCGCTGAGCAGATGTCAGTACGCTCACAAACCCAGTACAAGCAGGAATACTTGTCAACGCTGTACACGGCTGACTGCCTCTACGGTGTTCAGGTGTATCGTCCTGAAGCTGGTTTCGTACTCGCTATTGCTGAAGCGTAACGAACACGGGGGTCTTAATTGGCCCCCATCTTTATTCCTAGCTGGAGCAACGTATGGGTATCTTTAGAGGTACAGGAGGTACTGGTGACGCTACTACAGACGCAGTAGCTTCACAGGTTGGTACAGATGCCGCCACTGCTTCAGCTAAAGCTAATGCAGCCGCTAGTTCAGCTACAGACGCAGCTAACTCAGCGACTGCGGCAGCTACAAGTGAAACTAATGCTGCAACGTCAGCAACTAACGCATCGACTTCGGCCACTAATGCTTCTACAAGTGCAACAAACGCATCAACCAGTGCGACTAACGCATCCACGAGTGCCACCAGTGCATCCGGTAGTGCGACTACGGCTACAACAAAAGCAACCGAAGCGGCGACTTCCGCGACCAATGCAGCAACCAGTGCAACCACCGCAACAACCAAAGCCTCCGAAGCAGCCACTAGCGCAACTAATGCAGCAACTTCTGAAACCAATGCTGGAACGTCTGAAACTAATGCTGCAACGTCAGCTACCAACGCTGCAACCTCCGCAACCAACGCATCTAACAGTGCAACAGCGGCAGCAACTAGCGCGACAGCAGCTGAAGCAGCAAAGGACGCAATCGACGGACTCTACTTAGGCGCACTAAGCTCTAATCCAACTGTAGACGGCAACGGTGACGCAGTAACTGTAGGTGACTGGTACTTTAACACTTCTGACAACACCACACGTATCTATGATGGCTCTGCGTGGAACGTAGTTAACCCTGACCTTGTAGGTGACTCGTCGCCACAACTGGGTGGAGACTTAGACCTCAACAGTAACAACATCACTGGCACAGGCGGTCTAAACATCACAGGCAACATTACCCTTACGGGGACTGTGGACGGACGTGACGTAGCTGCTGATGGAACTAAGTTAGACGGTATAGAAGCATCCGCTACGGCAGACCAAACAGCAGCAGAGATCAGAACACTTGTGGACTCTGCTTCTGATTCTAATGTGTTTACCGATGCTGATCACACAAAGCTGGACGGAATAGAAGCAGCAGCAGACGTAACGGACACAGCTAACGTAACTGCAGCTGGCGCTCTGATGGACTCAGAGGTCACTAACTTAGCACAGGTCAAAGCGTTTAGCTCCAGTGACTACGCTACTGCTGCACAGGGCGCACTAGCAGACTCAGCATTACAATCAAACTCAACACTTAACGCAAGTAACATGACAACAGGTACGCTCTCAGGCGGCACATACTAAAGGAATAAACAATGGCTACAACTATCATAACCAAATACGGTTCAGGCGCTCCTGCTGCCTCTGATGTAGTTCGAGGGGAGCTTGCCGTTGATACAGAAAACAAAAGACTATACACTGAAGACTCTGGCGGGTCAGTAGTAGAACTAGGGACTAATCCAGCAGCTAATGTTACATTTGGTGACAACGTAAAGGCAATCTTCGGCGCTGGCTCTGACCTACAGATTTATCATGATGGGTCTGCTAGTTACATAAGCGACCAAGGCACTGGCAATCTAAAGGTATTAGCAGGAAGCTTCCGTTTAAGAAACTCCGCTGATACAGAAAACATTATGCAAGGAAACGAAAATGGAACCGTTTCTTTGTACTACGATAATTCAGTTAAGTTTGCCACCACCTCCACAGGCATCGACGTAACGGGCACTGTGACTGCTGATGGTTTGACGTCTAGTGGAAACATTTTTCTTGATGGCTCCGGCAACCCGTCTGTAATCAACAAAACCTCTGGTGCTGGCAATAACCCGATTTATCGCTTGCAAGCGGATACTAATTATTGGGACTTGCAGGGCACGTTTTCAAACACTAACGATGAGCTGTTTTTTATGTATAACGGCTCAACAAAAATGGCTATTACCTCAGCAGGCAACGTCGGGATTGGCAACACAAGCCCTGCTACTGCTTTAGATGTAACCGGCACAGTGACTGCTACTGACCTGACGTTAAGTGATGGCACCAACCCTACGCTAACCATCACTGATACAACCAACACGACAACGCTTTCTTTGAGTGCTGGTAACTTGTCTACCACAATCGGCACTACAACAAATCATCCTTTGACGTTTGATACTAACGATACAGAACGCCTCCGTATCGACTCCAGCGGCAACGTTGGGATTGGTACTACTTCAATTACTAATGTTCAAACTCCAACATTACAACTAGGAACAAATCGTGGTGCTATTGCTATTGGTACAGGCGACATTCAAGACGATGGTTCAACTTTAGATATTAGTGCTGCAAGACCTATTTCGTTTACTACGTCTTCTACAGAACGCATGCGTATCGACTCAAGCGGCAACTTGTTGGTTGGGAAGACTAGTGCGGGGATTAACGGAGAAGGCTTTGAAGCAGTATCATCGGGATACATAGCGGCAGTTAAGGATGGCGGCACAGCCGCTTATTTCCAGCGAAAAACTTCTGACGGTGAGATAGTAAATTTCCGCAAAGACGGCACAACAGTCGGTAGTATTGGTACTATTTCTGGTCAAACATTTATTGATTTGAAACCCGGCTCTGGTGGTGCTGGCTTCCGTGGCGGCAACGCTAAAATTGTGCCATATGTTAATAGTGCAGATGCCGATAACACAGTTGATATTGGTGCTACAGCAGTTCGCTTCAAAGACCTCTACCTGTCAGGCGGTGTCTTCGTTGACGGAGATGGATCTTCTAGAACTGAAATATCTAGCTCAACTGTTTCAAGCGTTGTTTATCAAGATTTAGGAGGCTTTACAGGTACGCCGTCCGTTGCTAGAGGAATAAGATTTTTATGCAATGATGCTAGCACTGCGAAAGCAGAACGCATGAGGCTGGATAAAGACGGCAACTTGTTGGTTGGGACTACTGATACAAGCCTTTATAACAATACCTCTGGAGAAGGTTTCAGTGTTGTTAACAGCGAATTAGGAGTAGCAAAGTCTGATACTTGTGCATATTTTAACCGTATGGGTTCTGATGGAACCACTGTAAAGTTTTTTAATAGGGGAGGGAATGTAGGGAACATATCTACTACTTCTTCTGCAACAGCCTACAACACCTCTTCAGACTACCGCCTGAAAGAAAACGTAGTCGCTATGTCAGGCGCTACAGAACGCCTTAAGCAACTCAAGCCATCACGCTTTAACTTCATTGCAGACCCCAACAAAACTGTCGATGGTTTCTTAGCACACGAAGTCCAAGACATTGTTCCAGAGGCAATCACTGGAACTAAAGACGCAGTAGACGCTGAAGGAAACCCAGAGTATCAGGGCATCGACCAAAGCAAACTTATACCGCTTCTTGTGGCTACTATCCAAGAACTTGAAGCACGTATCGCACAACTAGAAGGAGAAAGCTAATGGCAGCAGTATGGACTGTATCAACACTTGAAAGAAACACAGCAGACGGTGGTGTCACTGTCGTACACTGGAGAGTTTCAGACTCAGAGACTGTAGGAGAAGATACTTATACTGCTTCTTCTTACGGCACTTGTGGGTTTTCACCAGACCCTTCAGACGAATCTTTTGTGGCTTATGATAGCCTCACAGAAGCTGGTGTACTCCAGTGGTGCTGGGATGGGGACTTAGACAAGGACGCTATTGAAGCTTCTTTGACCGCCAAGATTGAAGCTGACAAGAACCCAACATCAGCCGCAGGAGTACCGTGGTAATGATCGACATCTGGACAATCGTAAACATCTTCACCGCTGTCGTTACGCTGGCTTCTGCGGTTGCAGCAGTCACGCCTACGACTAAGGATGACGAGTTCATCGCTAAGTATCTCAAGCCAGTCATTGATGCGCTTGCGTTAAACGTTGGGAATGCTAAGAAGTGACCGAAGAAGAGCGCAACTTAGCTCTGGACGCCCTTGAGCGCATCGCACAACACGAAAAGGAGTGTGGTGAGCGTTGGGCTGAAGCAGTAGTGGAGCTAAGAGAGCTTCGGAAAGCAACGGACATCCATGCTGCTCGTTGGGAGAAGCTCGCGTGGCTGGTCGTTGGTAGTGTAATGACAACTGTGGTAGCGGCATGGATTAAAATGGGTGCATAATGTTTGGCTTTGGTGTGGGCGAGATGGCTGTAGTCAGTGGAGTCATGACGACTCTAAAGGCGTTAAACGACTCACTAGCAACAGTAAAGGAAGCCGGAGCTAACGCAAGTCAACTGACTAGCTTAGTTAGCAAGTACGCATCACTAGACCAACAGATAAGGGACATTGAGCGTGACAAGTCAGGTGTCCTAAGTGTAAAAGCAGCCACTGAGCTACGGATGGCTAAGAGACAAGCTGCTAACTTTGAACAGATGCTCAAAGACAGCTTACTCATGAATAACCTTGGGTCTGAGTGGCGAGCGTTGATGGCTGACGTAGAAGCTAGTCGTCAGAACCATGAAAAAGAAGTAGCGAGACTAAAGAGACAAAGACGAGAAAGACAGAAGTTAATCAAAGAAGTCAGTATGTACGTAACCATTGGTTCCATTTGTATGATATTTGCTATCGGTGGTTTGTACTTGTGGATGCAGTTATTTAGGTAAAAGACATGGAGTACGTAGAACTCATAAGCAGTCTTTGGCCTGTTTTTGTTGGCTTCATTGTACTCGTGCTAAGCATCGGTAGACTAATGAGTCGGATGGACGTAGCAGAAGAAAAGATAAAGACGCTGTTTGAACTGTGGAATAAAGACAAGTGATAGATAAGCTCATAGGACCAGTCACAAGCCTCCTAGACAAGTTTGTGGAGGACAAGGATCAAAAGGCTAAGCTGGCTCATGAAGTCGCTACAATGGCTCAGAGACACGCTCAGGAGCTTGCTAAGGCGCAACTAGAGGTCAACAAGGCTGAAGCACAGCACAAGTCCATCTTCGTCAGTGGATGGCGTCCAGCGGTGGGATGGTGTTGTGTCTTTGGCATGATGGGGAACTTCATGGTTATACCGTTTGCTAACTTTGTCCTTGCGTTGCTTGAGATTGACGTGAGTGTACCTCTGATTGACACAGCTACTATGATGCCCGTGTTGATGGGGATGCTTGGGTTGGGCGCTATGCGGACTTATGAGAAGCGTACAGGAGTGTCTAAGTAATGTCCAAAAGGTCTGCACCAATGTTGACTGGCGGTAAGGCGAGTGCTCCTGCTGTTTCAGGCAGCAAGATGATGGCTCCCGGTGCGACTACTGGTGGCTACTCTCCGTATAGAGGTCCAGTTCCTGACAAAAGTCCGACACCTGTACTGCAGCCAAGCTCAGCAGCCAGTGGTGTTAAATCAGCATACACTGTAGGGTTTCCCGGGCTGTCCGACGATGAAGTTGCAGCAATGTTGGGCATGGAGTATACTGGTGATCGTGACCAAGACCAAATGGTTCAGGACGCTGTAGAATCAGCACGTAACCAAAATGCTATTGAGACAGGGACCGCTCCTAGTCAAGCAGAGATTGACGAGCGTACTGCTGCTTTTGAAGACACAATGGAGCAGCTGCGTAATGACCCAGACATGCGTGAAGCATGGGGCATTGACAGAGATACACGTCGTTTTAGTGTTAGCGATATTCTCAGAGTCGCTGCTTCTTTTGCTATACCTTTTGCTTCAGGCGCTATAGTTAGTGCTTTAAATCTTAGCGGAGCCACTGCAAATATTACTGAGGCTGCTCTAAGAGCTGCTTTTTCTTCAGCTACTGGGCAATCTCCAGTAACAGCAGTAACAACATTGACTTCTGCTTTTGGATCTGCTGGTAATTTAGCAGAATCTATTGGTAATCTTGCAGATGGCGTTAGTATAGCTGATCAGACGACTACTGTTTTAGATACAGTTCAAGACATATATAGAGCTGTTCAAATATATAACCAAGCAGAAGGAGTTATAGAGAATATACAAGAAGTTGCTGATGCAATTACCAGAGAAGGATCTGAAGATAAATCCGATGAAGAAATTATTGAGGAGATAACTTCTGAAGAAACTCCACAACCGGATCAAGAGCCAGCGGGTGAGGTTGAACTACCAGCACAGACAACAATAGAAGAAGCAGAAGAAGAACCTGTTGTTGTAGAGACAGTTGTAGAAGAAGCAGAAGAAGAGCCTAGCTTTGAAGATCAAGTTAGAGCAGCTGCTGAAGCTGGTATCGAAGGAACCATAAGCGAACCTAAAGACACAGTTGACTTTGACCTATTTGCTGATACTACTACTGACGACACTACTGTTGACGAAGGTGCTGCTGACGGCACGATTACTGAAGACTTGTCAGACCCTCTTACTCAAGACGAAGTGTTTGACGGAGAACTTGATGGAGGTTCTTTTTTCCTTGACGTACTACAACAAGCTGACTTTAACGCAGGTAACGACGTAGTTCTTGCTGACGGTACTGTTATTAACAACAGAACACACGAGATGGTAGGAACTCCCGGTTACGGTGGTGCTATCTTAGTAACTGAAAGACCAACACCTGATGAGTCAGGAGGTGGTGGTGTAGGCGGTGGTGGAGGTGCTGCAGACACAACAGCCCCTACAACTACTGAAACAACCACAACTGACACAGGGGAAGGCGACACAATATACGCTGATGAGCCTTCTACTGGACTTGAAGTAGGCGACGGTACTGACGAACTGATAGACCAACTTGAAGAAGCTATCGAAGCTGAAACAGATGATGCAACACGAGAAGATTTAGAAGAAGTTTTAGAGGACTTGAAGGAAACACAAGCTGAAGAACCAGAAGAAGCAGTAGAACAGCCAGAGCCTGACGTGTTTGACCCAGCAGAAACTACTGCTGAAACAACAGAAACAGAAGAAGCAGGCGCCGATGAAGATGACGAAGACGGTCTTTTATTCATACCCAGTTTTCCTGAAGAAGAGGAAGAAGTAGAAACGCCAGACGACGTTGTTACAACCGAAGTCGAAACAACTGCACCTGATGTTGTTGATACGATAGACTTAGAAACTCAAGTTCCTACAGACACAATAGATCCTACAGACTCAACAGTAGATACTGACGAGGCAGGAGAACTTCCGGGTGACGGAGTTACGGGAGAAGCTACTGAAGGTGAAGGTGTAGACGAAGGCGTAGGCGAAGGTGAAGCTGGTGAAGGCGAAGCAGGCACTGGTGAAGCTGGGGCTGGCGAAACTGGGACCGGAGAAGAAGGCATAGGTGACGACGGTACTGGCGAAGGTGAAGGTGGAGACGGAACTGGAGAAGGCGAAGGTGATGAAGACGCTGTTGCAAAACCCAGAGGCATGATGGCGGCTAGTAGATTCCAACCGTATGCTGGTGGCGGTCTTCCATTTCAGGACATCCCCTTTGTTGGCGTTCCGTATGAACAAAAAGACTATATGGTAGAACTCAATAGCCTGATAAACAGAAGTTTGTTTGGAGATGCAATTTCATGACTTATCTTAATTTAGTCAACAACGTACTTAGGAGGCTTCGTGAGACAGAAGTTACTTCAGTACAAACCACAGCGTACAGTAAGCTCATTGGCGACATCGTTAATGATGCCAAAGATCTCGTGGAAAACTCATGGGACTGGTCTGCACTCAGGACTACGCTTACGATTACTACGACTGCTGACGTGTTCAACTACGCACTCACTGGTAGCCAGAACAGCATCAAGGAGTTGAACGTCCTGAATGACACGTCTAACCTAATTATGCGCTACCAGACAAACAACTGGTTTGACGAGGCGTACTTGATTTCTGAGCCACGCACAGGCGCACCTGAGTACTTCACGTACAACGGTGTTAACACAGCGGGAGATACACTGGTTGACTTGTATCCTAAGCCTGACGGTGTGTACTCACTGCGTTTCAACTGCGCCCTGCGTAACCCTGACCTAAGTGCTGACGACGACACGCTGAAAATACCTGCGATGCCTGTAGTGCACTACGCAGTGGCACTGGCAGCGCGTGAGCGTGGTGAAACTGGTGGGACTTCAACTGCAGAGTACTTCCAGATGGCTAACAAGTACTTGTCCGATGCAATTGCACAGGACGCTGGTAGACACCCTGAAGAAACTATATTTTACACTCCGTAAGGCAGTAGTATGGCACAGGAACTCAAAAGCATAAATCTTGTCGCTCCGGGCTTCAAAGGTATCAATACCGAAGACGCACCGCTGGCACAAGATCCGTCCTTTGCAGAAGTAGCGGACAACGCTGTGATTGACAAGCGTGGACGTGTTGCTGCTCGCAAGGGGCTTAATGTTGTTACCACAACTAAAACAGAGTTAGGATCTGAGAAGATACGTGCGATCAAGGAGTACAGAGACGACGCAGGTAACACTAAGATCTTCTCCACGGGTAACAACAAGATCCTCAGTGGCGAGACAACGCTTGCCGACGAGACACCCGCTAGTTACACGATTAGTGCTGACGAGTGGAAGATGGTCAACTTTAATGACAACATCTACTTCTTCCAACGCGCACATGAGCCGCTTGTGTACAACAACACGAGTGGATCAGTAGTCAAGCTCAGCACAGTCACAGGCGCTGCTGGTGTAGCTGCTGCTATGTATGGCAATGAGGTGTTGTCAGCTTATGGTAGACTGTGGACAGCTGATTTTGCTACGGACAAGTCCACGGTGTACTGGTCTGACCTGTTGATTGGTCATGACTGGTCAGGAGGAACGTCAGGGTCCATTAATATCTCTAAAGTTTGGCCAGACGGTCATGACGAGATTGTAGCTCTGGCTGCACACAACAACCTCCTGATCATCTTTGGCAAGCGTAGCATAGTAGTCTATGGTGGTGCTGATGCACCCGCTACGATGGCTCTACAGGACACTGTGGCTGGCGTAGGATGCGTAGGTAGGGACACTGTGCAGTACACAGGTACTGACGTTCTGTTCTTGTCCCAGACTGGACTCAGGAGTTTCGGCAGGACGATACAAGAGAAGTCAATGCCCATCACCAGCTTGTCCTCTACGATTACAAAGGACATCATTCAGCTGATCAACGAAACTGGTGAGCTGTACAAGTCTGTGTACTTCCCAGAGGAAAACTTTTACTTAATCACCTTTAGCAATCAGGACATGACGTACTGCTTCGACACAAAGGGTACACTGGAAAACGGTGCGTACAGAGTTACACGCTGGCCGGGAACTGGGTTTACTGCGTATGAGCGCAAGGACAACGGAACGCTACTCATAGGCGGTGCACACGGCTTGGGTAATTACTCAGGCTATCAGGACAACGGTAGCTCGTACCCATTTAAGTACTTTAGTCCAGAGTTGTCTTTTGGTGATCCGTCAAAGCTCAAGTTCCTCAAGAAGATCAGACCAACGATTGTAGGTGGTAGTGGTCTTGACATATTGTTCAAGTGGGACTATGACTTTGGTTCTGCTTACAACGCAGCATTTATTACACTCAGTAGCCAAGCCACAGCTGAGTTTGGTGTAGATGAGTTTAACATAGGTCAGTTTTCAAGCGGTGTCCTTACGTCAAAGCAAGCGATCAATGCTAACGGCAGCGGAGGCACTCTGAGTATTGGCCTAGAAACAGCTATCAACGGTGGTGAACTATCTTTACAGGAAATCAATATACTTGCGCTAGTAGGTAAAACAATATGAGCAACTACACTAAACTTACAGATTTTGCTTCAAAGGACGCTTTGTCTTCTGGGGACGCAAACAAAATCATCAAAGGAACTGAGTTTGAAACTGAGTTTGACAACATTGCAACAGCGATTGCAACCAAAGCAGACACAGCAAGCCCAACATTTACTGGGACTGTGACGATACCTGCATTGACTTTTAGCGGTACGTTGTCAACAGGAACGATAAGCGGAGGGACATACTAATGCCTGAATGGTTAAAAAAATTACTGGGTGACGATCCGGCTAACACAGCTGCTGCTCTAGGATTAGGGACAGCTGGTTTAGCACTAGCACGAGAAGGTTATGAAGACGTAGGTGCTATCGGTGAACGTGCTTATGGTGAGTTTACTGGCCCCGGTGGATTAGCTGAACAGCTTGGTGGTATGCTTGAGTTTCAGCCCTACACCGTAACGTCAGCTACTGGCGGTCAGTTCGGCATGACACAAGACCCAACTACGGGTCAGATGACGTATCAGCTGCAGACTTCTCCCGAAGAGCAAGAACTACAGCGACAGCAGATGGAACGCGCTGGGATGTTCTTTGAGCAAGCCGCAATGCCTACAGCTGACCGTGAGCAGCAAGTGTATGAGCGAATGCGAGCAGCGATGACACCAGAAGAAGAGCGTCAGAGGCTTGCACTGGAGCAGCGTCTGGCTGCACAAGGGCGTTTAGGGACACGCACGAGTATGTTCGGCGGCACACCAGAGCAACTTGCGTTAGCACAGGCACAAGAAGAAGCTAAGAATCAGGCTATTCTGAACGCAATGCAGTTTGCAGGACAAGAGCAGCAACGACAAGCTCAGCTTGGGTCAGGCATGTTGGCTGCTGGGTACGTACCACAGGCACAGCTACTGTCAGCACTACAGCCCGGAATGACTGCTGCTGAACGCGCTAGACAAGCACAGGCACAACAGGCACAGACTTACGGTCAGACTTATGCTTCTGGTTTAGAAGCTCTGTTAAGCTCTGGATTAGCACAAGCAAACCTAGCTGGCGGCTTTGGATCTAGTCTCGCAACAGCAGCACTTGGCGGTTTATTTAGCTAAAGGAGAACACAATGGCTACATTTTCACAACAGTTCCTAGCAAACTTAGGTCGTCCTGCGATGACCGAAAGTTTGTTTGGCTTGGGTCGTACCATTGGTGGACTTCCCGGCCAAGCACAAGATCGTAGAAAGCGGGAGAAGTTTAACGAGCTGATGCAACAAGGGCAGGCTGCTATGGCTTCTAATGATGCTGCTAAGTTAGCTCAAACAGCACAGGATCTTGCTGCTGCTGGTTATCAGAAAGAGGCACAGCAGTTTTCTACAGCTTCTCGTCAGGCTGCTACAAAGCAAAGACAAATGCAAGCTTTATCTGGAGTAGACCTAACGAGTCCTGCTGGGTTAACTTCTTTGTCTGAGTTCTACAAAACAGAAGGCGACATAGGACAGGCAGTTCAACTCGCTACAGCGGCTAGAGAAAGACAAGCGGAAATTAACGAAGCCAATAGATTTACAGAGCGTAAAGTTAAGTTGGCTAATACAGCATTTGGTTTAGGACTAAATGATTTAGCAGAACGGATACCGGGGATTACTGATCCTGAAGAGCTTAGAACCGTCGCTACTGAAATGAGAGAGGCAGAAATAAAAAAGATGCCCACTCAAAGTCCACTTGTGCGAAAACAAATGGCAAGAGCAGCGGGAGTACCTGACCAACTTTTTAGTCAGTTAGATCTAGCTAATGTTTCTGATGAGGTTTTTTCTTCTTTCCTTACAGGTCAAAAAGGAGAAATGCAGTTTTTCTTAAAAGACAATGAGGTAGTAGACTACAGGGTAAACAAAGAGTCTGGACTAGTTTTTGACAGAGACAGCGGAACTTGGACTGAGGCATCTACTTTAGGTTTACAGCCTGCTCCTCCTCAATTACAAAAAGTACAAAATATTTCTGCAGGTATGGCAGATGAGATGGCTAAAGTAGGGGCAGCAAGGTTTGTTGAGCTTGCAGAAAACGCTCAAAAAGCCGCAGATTCTTTAAGCACTGTTAACAGAAGTTTACCTAGACTTGACAATATGTATACCGGAGCTGCTGCAGAAATAAAACTCAACATACAACGGTATGCAGATATTTTTCCCGGTTTGGAACTAGCCGACGTAGACTCAATAGCTGACACTGAAGCATATATTGCGGATTCAGGAAGACGTGTCGCGGAATACATTAGGAATTTAGGAGCTGGTACTGGCTTGTCTGATGCAGACAGAGAGTATGCAAAAGCTGTTGTGGCAGGAAACATTACAGTAAATAGAGAAACTTTGCGGAGACTTTTGCAAGACATTCGTAAAGGAGCGCAGAATAAAATAGACAAATACAAAACGATAAGAGGTAGGATTGAAAAAAGCTTAGGAAAAGAAGGCGCTTCAGCTTTAGCGTTTTTCCCTGAAGATTTTTATGTTGACGAAGGACCAGCTCCTGTTAGATCTGAAGCAGCACAGAGTTTTATGGACGCAGCATCACAATAAAAGAGACAACCATGCCGAATACTAAAGAACAGTACAAAAAAGCTATACAGTTGGCTTTGGCTGCGGGTAATCAAGAAGCCGCAGAAGAGTTAGCTGAAGAGGCGGCAGTACTTTATCCAGAAGGTTTCTATCCTGCACCCAGACAACCACCTGCGTTGACGCAGCAGCAACGAGCTGAGCGTTCTGTGCAGATGCTGCCTTCAGGATATATGGAAGGCGTGTCTCAGAGAGCAGAAGAATTTTCGCCTCTGGACATTGTTTCTCAGTACCCTGAAGAAGTCAGCAGACGTTTGAAAACTACTAGGACAGAGTACGGTGACATGCCAACAACCGTCGGTTTAACCATGGCTTCTCAAGCCGCCAGAACCGGAGGAGAGCTGTTAGTAGGTACAGCAAATATGTTGATTCCTGACGCTGTACGAGAAGGTTTTGAAAAAGGCTGGAGTACTGTAAAGGACTTACCGGGAATACGAACGCTAACAGAAGCACTTTCATCAGGGCTTGAAGCATATAACGAAGCCGCTAAAGAAAACCCGCGAGCTGCAGAAATGTTTGAAACCTACATCGATATTGGTATTGCTTCTGCACCTCAAAAAAAGTTAGACTTGAGTAGATCATCAGGCAAACAACAAAACCTGTACAATTTACAAATCAGGGAGGAGCGTAGGCAGGGCATAGAAAAACTTATGGACCCTCACAAGACAGGAGAAGAAGGTTACGACCCAGAAGGTTTTCGTGGTATTGGAGGTCCTCTAGACAAAACAGTCTACATCCCAAACGAAAGAGAAAGGGCTATGCGTGATGCTGTTGAGTCGGTAGAACGAATAGACCCAAACAGAAGTTATGCCCATGCGTATACTTCAGTATCGGACGAAATTATAGCAGAAAGCAAAAAGCTCATTGCTATGATAGAAAAACAAGGTAATCCCACATTCCAAAGACAAGAACTTTTGGAAGATTTGAGAGTGTCTATTGCAAATCTAAAGGACGATAAAGAATATCGAGGGACGAGTACTGAAATTCAAAAGGAAGTGAACAGGCTGGCTTTAGAGGCGTTAAAAACAGTGGACTCAAACACGTCCGACGCTTTGGGTTTACTACAAGCAAGAAAAGACTTTGATGAGATAGTTAATCTTGGTAAAGGACAGACACTCAACCCGGATCAAAACACTGCAAAAGGAATAGCAGGCCGTTACATTAGAAACGTACTGAACGAAAAACTAAAGTCCATAACAGTCGGTGACGTTGTACACAACTCGTTAGACCGCTCACACAATCTGTATAACGCCAAAAGCCTTTTTGCAAAACGTAGAATGGGTGAAGCAACAAACAGAATCACAATGGCGTTACAAAAAATATCCAATGTTGCTAACTTGCCTTCAACTCCGCTGGCTCTTTACGCTACACTAAAGACAGGCGCTGCGGCAGGTGCTGGTGCTGTCGCGGGTGTCGGTGTAGGCACAGGCGCTGCATTAGGCGCATTAGGAGGAGCTACGATATATACTGTATTGAAAGCTGCTGACCGAAAAACAAGACTAAAGTATTACTCTACTCTTATAAAAGGAATCGACAAAGGACTCCAAGCGTACCAAAGCGACAAAAACCTAGTTAGAGAACTCAGGGCAGACCGCGCATACATTATTTATCTGATGGATCAGGCTCGACAAGAGGAAGAACAAGATGGCTAATGCTTTTAGTACAGTAATGAACCCTGACTCCGCTTTTTTGCAGTTTTTAGGTAGGATGGGTTCACTTCCCGGTAAGCGTTATGATGACTTCATGGAGCAAACCAGAAGATATCAAGAGGGAGAGATAGGAATTGCAGACCAGATGCTACAGGGCGGTGCTAATGCTGTAGGAATGTTGACTGATATTCCGCTCGCAGCTGCAGGAGAAGCTCTTGGTTTGGTGGGAGATGCCGCGAATTTTGTAACTTTTGGTTTGCTGGAAAAAGGCTTAAGCGATCTTGCAGAAGGAATAAGTGAAACAGAAGCAGCACAGGCTGCTATGCAGTACGCAGCAGAAAATCCACAGATGATGAAGCGTTTGGGGTACTTTGCTGACTTGTCTGTTGTACCTGCTACACGGGTAGCTAAAGGTGGAATGCTTCAGGACTTGTCTTTAGAGGCTTCCAATAGACAGCCATTTTTCTATGGTTCTGGTAAACTGGGACAAGGCGCTTCTGTCGTCGCTACTGCTCCTACTGCCGTTATTGACACATTAAGACCTTCCGCTGCTGCTTCTAGACGAGCAGGGACGCCTATGTCTGTCCGAAGATCTGCTGCTGTGATTACACCTGAGAGACGAGAAACAGCAAGAGAGATTGAACAAAAAAGAAGATCTCCAGAAAGAAGAGCTGAAGCTTCTCGGGTTAAAGACATTAAAAAAGAAATCAAAGCCGATAAAGACCGTCCGCAAGGTGAGAAAAAAGTAACGGAAGCTGACAGAAAGTTTTTACGGCAGTTTGAAGCGAAAGTTGACCCTGAAAACAAATTCATGAAGTCTTACAACAACGACTTATCTTTTGTAGAAGGACAGCTAGACCAAACTCAGCTTATAAGCAGAGGAAGAGGTACAGAAACTCAGGGAATCATCAGATCTTTTGAAAAAGTACAGCAGCTGGATGGCGGTAAACTTGATTCTGATCTTTTGGAAAAATCCGCTTCTTTCTCTAAATCTATGTCTAATAACAACATCCAGTTAGATAAAGATAACTACGCAGTTTTTGAAGAAAGAATACGCAAGGCCCAGAATATAGGCCCAACCGAGGATGTGGAAGTAGTAATTAGAAATCCCAAAGCTTTCTCGGATTTGGAAAAAGAAACTATTTGGGCAGGTAGCGGAAGCAAAAGCAGTAGAAGAGTTTTGGCTGCTAACAAAGCTATCAAAAAACATATGCCTTTTTATGATAATATGAGAGAGTTTGATATCGATGAGTTAAAAGAAATCGTCGCCATGACTAAACTACCTGACGATACTTTGTATAACTTAGAGACAAAACAAAAAGCTAGTGCTTTAGAGAAGAAAATATATACGTTAACTGAATCAGACAAGTACGGTAGAAAAACAAGCGTCTCTGATAGTGAACTTATTGATCAGTACTACAAGTACAAAAAAATGGAGTTAGAAGGCAAAAGCCTGACTAAACCGCAACAAGAAAAATATGACGGGATGAAAGCCCGGATTGCAGAAGCAATGGAAAAGATGGATGTACGAGGAGACAGTATTTATTTCAGCGATTCTCATAAATCGGCTGCTAAAGGTTTAGGCGGTGTTAACGACCAGTACATGATAAACAAAAGGGGCGATTTTGTAGCAATTATTGATGACGAAAACGATCTTTTTGGTATGACCGTCCCCGGAGACAAGAGAGTTATTTCTATCACTCCTCCTCAAGGAATGAACTTGTTTGAAACTGTTAAGAAAGGTACGGTAAACAAAGAACAGCAACAATTAAAGCAGGTGTTCCAAGAAGAGTTGGCAGAGATGGGAGCAGAACCTGTGTCTAAAACACCCAAAGGCATGCTAGAGCAGGCAGCAGTAGGTATCCAGAGACAGGACATACCGAAAACTCAGTTGTCTGACTACAGAAACCT